CATAATTCAAAGATGGATCAGTCTTCTCATCCCTTATGTATTTATCAATATTGTCATTAATTCTGTCTATTAATTTTTTAACAAATGAATTTTTCTTCTTGGCACCAAATGCATATTGCCCAACCATTATCTTCTCATTCTTATCACAAAATGGCTTAAATCTCTTCCTTGCACACCTTTCTGGAGTTAAATGCAAATCAATTGGAAAAATACACTGATGATCCAATAAATCTCTCAAAGGTTTCATGGCACTAATATCTAAATCAAAATAAAATCCTCCATAATGGTAGATTGCAACATATCTAAAAAAATCTATCTTCTGAATGAACACGGGCAATTTTTTATAAGTTTGATAATATTGAGGATATTTTGTCTTCAAGAATTCTTCTATGTCTTTGTCGGTGAAAAGCATATAAGTAAAATCCGGATTCATTTTCTTAATGGATGCGACATCTTCTTTATATTTTTCGGGAATATCAGTATTTTTCCAAGTTTGTATTATTATCTTCGGTATCCTATTATCATCTGATTTATTTTTTCCATCAAATCCTTCCTCAATTATTTTAAATCTTTTATCTACTGATTTAATAAAAAATAAAAAAAATATTAATAAGATTATTATTATTACTAATTTCAATAAATTCATAATATAAATTATAAAATATTTTTTTCTTCCATAAATAAATGTCACTAAAAAATATTTATTTTACTCTAATAATACTACTAATCATTATTATATTTTTTTACATTTATCATCCTCAAATAATTAATGAATCTTTTAGCAATAATGATCTTAAAGTTCATTTTATTAATTTAAATGAAAATATTGATCGATGGGAAAAAATAAAAAATACTCTTCCCAATTTAGTAAGATTTAACGCTATTAATGGTAAAAATATTAATGCTGGTGAATTAATTAAAAATGGTTTTCTAACCAAAAAAAATACTCTTAGACCGGGACAACTTGGATGCGCATTAAGTCACATACAAGTCATGAATTTAATTAAAAATCAAAAAGAAGAATATGCACTTATTCTCGAAGATGACGTAATTATTCCCAAAAACTTCCAAGAAATATTCAACTCAATAAAACCATTCTTCCCCCAAAAATGGGATGTCATCTTTCTCGGTGGATGCAATATACACGGTAAAAAATATAATGAAAAATTTATAATACCAACCAACAATTCCGGAAGTAAAAATTTATGTATGCATGCAGTTTTATTAAATAAAAATAATGTTGATAAAATCCTAAAAATACTTAAACCCCTCTACCGCCCAATTGACAGCCAACTCCGAGATGCATACTCAAAATTAAATGTTTTTTACACCTATCCAAACATTATCAACCAAAATAAAAAACTGGTTTCTAATAGGAGAGTAATTGATGGATTGCCTCAATCAAAATATTGGCAAAATCACCATCTTGATGTAAAAATACAGAAATAAATATTTTACTAATTGCAATAAATAGTAAAATTAAACATTCACCTGCGTGTTCGGAAATCCAGTTGTCATCCAATAATCAGGTGCCAAATAAGGTGGCTTCTCACCAGTCTCCACACAAGGAGCACTACTTGGTCCCTCCTTAAACATTTTTTCTATCAGATAAAATGGAATTGCATAGGAGAAATATCTAAATCTACTCATAAATCCATTAAATCCTCCCCATTTACTCATCCATAAATCTCCATAATTCTGCATCGGTATTCCCCCCAAATCACACCTCTTCTTCAAACGAGCATTTACATAAACATCAATATGCTGTCCAACAACTACCAAGGCTATATGCACCCATTTATTCATTGGTACATTATCAATATCACAAGATGCTTTGACCTGATTATAGGTATTCATATTAATGGCTAATTTATTTTCACTGGGATATATCCAGACGCCTGGAGCTTGTAGAGGGACACCATTGCAGCTTCCTTTATGGAAGACGTGATGCCATTTATTACTATTATTGAATGTATTTTCATCGATATATAACCAAAAGGTATAACTAAATTCTAATCCAAATTTTTGGTCATATGATCTCAATAATTTTGATGCTGGGAAACTACGAGAATTTGTACCTAAAACAGTGTCCTCTATAATATATGGTGAATCACTATGAAAATTACTTACACTAAACCCAATTCTTATAAAAAGATAAACAACAATGATGATAATGACAATTATAAGAAGAATATTAATGATTTGGTTGGAAAACCCTTGACCTGTATTTAAATTATTTCCAACTGAATTGCCTAAAGAATTTCTATTCATTACTAATAATAATGAATAAAAAAATATTAATAGGGACCCCTCGAATATATCTTAAAAACCTCATCAGGCTTCATCGCATACTTATAATACGCTAAACGACTAATCTTTCCAAAAAATCCCCCATTATCACACACATGTAACTGTTCGTTATTTAATTTTGGAACACCTCTCAACACACAACTTCTCTCCAACTTTCCATCAATATAAATATCAACAGTTCTGTTATTCAATACATACACAATATTTACCCACTTCTGCAATGGAATATTTTTAATGTCACACCCTTCATTTGGTGATGCAAATGTATTAATTCTAGCATGCAATGCATTTGTGTCTGGATACAACCACAATCCAGGAGCTCTTGCTGAACTTGTACCAGCCTGTGAACCGCGATCTCCTTTAATAAAAATATTCTTCCATCCTCGGGTCCAATCCTGAATATAAATCCAAACACTATATGTGAACTCTAAACCTTGATCACTATTCTCAATCGTAAATGATTTATTTAAATCATATGCATCTTCAGGGTTTTTAATTAATACAAAAGTATTTTTCCTGCGCTTTTTCGCATTAGAAACAAGAGCGATAATTATTGCAATTAAAACCAGAACTAGGAAAATTACCACAATTAAAATTATTAAATTTCCGGTAAAACCTGCTGCTCTACCAAAAGTTGATCCTCTAAAATTGGTAGTATTATTAATTGAATCTGCCATTATTTTTTATTAGATTTTTTTTTTATTCATTAACACAAGTTTCTAAATCATATTTATTCCTCTCTATCGTAACCAATTCCCTCTCATACAACTCCTTTATCTTCTTCGGCACCAATGCACTCATATTATACCTAAAAAATGCAATCAAACCATTAAATCCATTCACCCCCTTAATCACATTCGTATTCATTATCAACGGACTTCCCGTCAAACTTATCGACCTCTCCAGCAATCCATTCATATATACATCTAAAGCCCTGCCATCCAAAACTATTGTAACACAAAACCACTCATTCAACGGTATATCATCCAAAGTAATTGCATTTCCCTCATCAGGTCCATTCTCACACGCTACAGTTATAATTAATTTATTGTTTGTTGGTGCTAAATAGACTCCGGGTGTTTTCATCTTATACAAATTATCTCCAGTGTCATTACCCCTATACCATACAGTCCTCCATTTCCTATTTCCACGATTAAAATTATCGGGACAGACTTTTAACCAAAAACTGTATGTTCCTTCTGTACCTAATTCAACTGGCATATCTTCTTTCATTGCAAATGCATAATTTGTTCCCTTCATCAATTCCAATATTCGATCTCGGTTTCTTCCTTCATAATAAAACAATGGTTCGCCATCTCCATTACCATTATAAAAATTTATATACATATGCCGATTTGTGGATATCTTTAATGTCCTTAAGAAATATATAATAAACCCTATTTCTATAATTATTAATACCAAAAGTAAAACAATATGCGGAAGTTTCGCGGTTTTAAATGCAATTCCAGCTATTAATATCATTACTGTAATTAAAAGAGCGATTGTGGTATATACTAAATTCATGTTATGATGCTTAATTCCCATCCATATAAAAACAATAAGAGGGATAGCTAGGAGTGCGGCAGAATAAAAATATTTATGTCTTTTGACATGTCCTTGCATTTCCCCAACGTAATATTTTGGATTGTATTGATTGCCAAAATTATTTGCATTATTTATTTTATTACTATTTCCAAGAAGTGAATTCATTATTATAAAATGATATAATAATTTCCATAATCAATTTATTACCCCATTAGGGTACCTCTTACTAATATTATTATCCATCGTCTTCTTTCCATGACAATTCCTACATAATGCCTGTAAATTATTAATATTATTATCTCCTCCATCTTCCAATGCTACCATATGGTCAATTTCATAAGTTGCGTCTAACATTGCATTGCATTTTCCACATTTCCAATATTGTCCAGCTGCTACACTCTTCTTAACTTGTTCGGATACATTTCTTAATTGTCTCGTTGTTACTCCACCCCTTTTCCTTCCATAAGGTATTTGTTGTACTCCTAAAAACTGTGGAGGCTGCATAATTGGCACTGAATTTACACTCTCTAATCTGCTCCCTATTTCGTCCGGCAAATAATCCTTAACATAGCCCAAATATTTATTATCCTTCAACAACATCGGCATAAATATACTTACCAAAACTACAACTATTAAAATCATTTTAGGAATTCTTGAACAATAATTGTACCATTTAACGAAGATATTATTGAATTTATGGTTTAACCAGAAAAATAAAATGAGAATGATAATAAAAATTATTATTTTCCAATGAGGTTCCATATTTTATAAAATATATTTTTATATGGTTAAAGGACTAAATGATGGAATATTCCAACTCTGTTGGACTCCCTCAAAAGGATTCGCATGTCCCTTCCAAAATCCACTTGTTGCATTTACTCTATCTGGAGTACAAGGAATATTTATATTAAGTGGTCCCTCAGTTGTTGATGAAAAACAAGTTCCTCTTCCCGCTCCATTAACACAATATCCGCATTCAGATCTTGCTAAACATTGTTTTTTATTTAATTTATCACAAGGCAAAGCATAATCCATACATTCTTTTTTAGATAATGCGACTGGAAGCGGCACCTGACTATATCCATTCTCTCCACAAGTGTTTTTTGAAGGATCAATTGGATTATATGGTTTCTTTTCACAAGTTTTTTTGCATCCATTGTAACACCAGTAATGGGACGGAAAAGGTTTATCAGTAAAATTGCGGAAACTTTCTTTAATTTCTGGTTTATGGAATCTTTCTGGACAGACTTTATTGCAGAATTTTCTTGGTATTTCATTAACGAAATTTCCCTTGACAATTAAACATGACCATGGACGTCGGAATGTTTCTGAACAATTTATGTCCAAAATGTCGAAATAACTTGAATAAGGTTGAACACTACCGCTTCTATTTTCTTTTACATCTTCGTTAAGATCA